TTACTCCCGCACCCCCCTATTATACTCTGCTAATATGGTGGACATAGTTAAGGGACGTGACGGTAAGTTATATGAGCTGGATATGATAAGCGGGGAAGTCAAGGAACTCTCCTCGGATAATCGCTTCCTTGTGCCGGAGACGCAGAAATTCTGTATAAGTAAAGCTAATGTGTTGTTCTCCTCGCTCCGTAAGGGCAAGTCCATGCAGCAGGCATGTGATAAGGCGAACATAGACTTTGGTCAACTGCACAACTGGCGTCGTCTTTTCCCTGAGTTTGCTACTAAGCTTGATGAGGCGATAGAGGACCGTGCTTTCTTTTATGAGGATCAGATCCATCAGCTTGCTCTAGATTCAGATATCCCTGCTGTTGAGATGAACGCCAAGATAGCAGCGCTTGAGAAACTGGCAAAAATGGGTAACACTAAACGCTATAGCACTAAAAAGCAGGATCAGGAATCGGGTGGTGTAACCTTCGTAATTAATACCGGAGTCCCGAACGCTGACCCTGTGAAACTGGAGGATATCATATATGTCGAAAGAGACGATGAGAGTAAGAGTATTAGTGGGTCGGGAATGGATTTACAAGGATCTGGAAGTGGAGGTGACGACGGAGACATTGCCTGGTGGGACAGTCGAGAAGATCAAGCCCGTCTCGGAGATGAGGGATTCGGAGATCCAGCCCCTGCCGAAGGACCAGGTCATGACGAGTCAGGGACCGATAAAAGTTCCCGCGAAGACATCTTTGGTGGAGTCGGAAGTGTATTCACCGGAAGAGGCGGCGGAAAAGAATGAGATGCGTCCAGCTCCGAAGCGTAGAAGAAAGAAAGACTAGTGGCCCGCAGAGTCAAGGAGATTGATCTAGGCTACCGCCCCAGAGCTGTACAGCAATGGATACATCAAAACATGCGGCGGTTCTCTGTAGGCGTGTGCCACAGGCGGATGGGTAAGACCGTACTGTCAGGACGCCATCAGATCAATAGGATGCTTAATTTGAACAGAGAGTATCCTAGGGCTGCGTACATAGCTCCAACCTATAAGCAGGCCAAGATCGTCGCCTGGGACTATTATAAACGCTTTACGAAGGCAATTCCGGGGGTACAGAAGAATGAATCGGAACTCACGCTCACAATTCCCAGACCGGACCTTGGTGACGACATCAAGTTCTACCTATTCGGATCCGAGGATCCGGATTCTATTCGGGGTATATATCTTGATGATGCTGTTATTGATGAGTATGCCTTATGTCCTAAGAGCTTGTGGGGCGAAGTTATCAGACCTCTACTCTCGGATCGTAAAGGTCATTGTAGGTTCATAGGCACGCCTAAAGGCACCAACCACTTCTCAGAGATGTATCACTTTGCTATAGAGCGAATGAAGGCAGGGGATCCGGAATGGTTTGCTTTCAAGTTCCGCGCCTCAGATACGGGGATTATCCCTCAGGAAGAATTAGACTCTATTAAGATTGGGATGAGCGAGGCGGAGTTTCAGCAGGAATACGAATGTGATTTCAGTGCTGCTAACGTCGGGGCTTACTATGCTGAATATTTATATAAGATGGAAACTGATATACCGAAGCGCATAACTAGGGTACCTCACGATCCCAACTTACCTGTTTCGACGTGGTGGGATTTGGGTCTAGATGATGAGATGGCGATTTGGTTTACACAGACACCACCGAACCAGACAGAGCATAGGGTAATTAACTATATGTCGGATGCTGGTAAGGGAGTGGATTACTATATCAAAAAGATAATGAATGATCTTCCATATACATACAACTACCACGGACTGCCTCACGATGCTAAACAGAGGGAGATTGGAACTGGTGTGAGCAGGCAGGAGACTATGCGGAATCTGGGTCTTGCTCGAGCTGATATTGTACCTTACCATCATGTAGCGGATGGGATAAACGGGGTACGGCAAATTTTGCCTAAGTGTTTATTTGATGAAACCAACTGTCGAAAAGGTCTAATCTCTTTAAAAAACTATCAAAAAATGTATAATCAGAAGTTAGGAACGTTTGAAAATAAGCCTCGCCATGATTGGGCATCTCACGCTGCTGATGCTTTTAGAACATTTGCAATGGGACAGAAGCGAGCTGTAGGGCCATTGGAGCGTAAGGCAATGGACGATCCTAGGTTAAATACTGCTGAATCGGCGTTTGATATCTGGAGATAGTTATGGCGAAAAAAAATACATTATTAAGTAACATTCCTAGTTCTATTTGGGCCAGAGTTTCTGAAGATAAGGGAAAGTCTCCAAAAGACAGAATGTTAGATAATTTAAAAGCAAAATATAAAAAAGCAGCAGGCTATTCTTATGCACATAGAGAGCTTCATTTTGATGAAGATACGAATAAAGATAATTACAATAACAGGCGTAGTGATTGGATCAGAAGAGTTCAGCGAGGTGCTGTTAATGTAAATAAAGAAGCTTGGGAATTGGTTAAGAAAGGTGAGCTTGGAATAAATGATTTCCAATCATTACTCGAATCTGCATCTGGTATGAATACAGGTATATCGGGTTGGGGAAGTCAGCAATTTTCTAACCAATGGTCAGGTTTTGGTGGCTATGATAAAAGTTTGTACGGCAAATATAAACAAGCAGAAACAAGCCGTAAAGGTAAGGAATCAAAAAAGCAATTATCCCCCGGCATGTACGAACAAACCAGAGGTAGTGTAATGGACGGAATACTTAGAAACACGGCCAAGAAAACTATATTAGGACAATATTAATGGGACTATATCAATCGTTAGAACTGGATAAGAAGGGTCTTAATGTAACTAAAAGATTTGAGAACCTTGATAATCTAGCAGGCATTTGGAAAACACATTGGGAGCAGATAGCGAGATACATAGTACCCAAAAAGGATAATGTTTATGGGCAAGCTGTGTCGGGCGAGGAGAGGGACAATCATTTATTTGATAGTACTTCTGTTCACGCCAATGAGCTTCTTTCTTCTGCCTTGGTTGGTATGCTTGTTAATCCTGCACTCGTCTGGTTTTCATTAACCACTGGTGATGACAAGTTAGATATGGAGGATGATGTACAGGCTTGGATACAAGACACTGTACTGCGAATGATGTTCTATATGAACTCCTCTAACTTCAATACGGAAGTGCATGAGCTCTTTACAGATATGCCTTCGTTTGGAACGGGGGTTATGTTTATTGATGAGGCCAGACAATATGGTAAACCAATCTATTTTCAATCAGGCCCAGTATATAACTATGCTATCTCAGAGAATGATTTAGGTTTAGTTGATACAGTATTTAGAAAATATGAATACACTCCAAGACAAGCTGTTAAGTTCTTTGGAGAACAAATATTAAAACACGATAAGATAAAAAAACTATACGATAAAGAGATGCGAGATGGAGGGTGCGATCATAAGCTTGACATCATCCATGGAGTTTATCCGCGCGAAACAGAATATAACAAGGTTCCTGTTTCTACTAACCTCCCCTTCGCTTCTTGCCACGTACTTCAAGAGGACGGATTCGTCCTCAAGGAGTCGGGGTTCCATGAGCAACCTTATGTAGTACCTCGATGGTCTAAATGTGCCGGAGAGATTTACGGTAGAGGGCCGGGCATGAAGTGTCTGCCTGATATACGTATGTTGAATACTATTATGAAAGTATCTCTTTCGGCTGCTCAATTATCAATTGCACCACCTTGGCAGATTCCTGATGACGGAGTTTTACTGCCATTGAAAACCTATCCCCATGCTGTCAACATGGTCAGAAGTGGAAGTAGAGATGAGATCAAACCTTTGATGTCCAACCCCCGGGTAGATTTAGGTTTTGATATCATGGATGATATTCGTAGAAGAATACGTCAAGCTTTCTTTATCGACCAACTTCAACTGAATGAGCAAGGCCCTCAGATGACTGCCACGGAAGTTATGCAGAGAACTGAGGAGAAGCTACGTTTGTTGGGACCTGTACAAGGTAGGATGCATTTTGAATTCCTAGATCCTGCAATTCGCAGGGTTTATGGAATTCTATCAAGAGGAAACTTATTGCCACAAGTTCCTGAAAGACTTGCCAATAAGAGACTTAATGTTAAGTTTGTATCTCAGATAGCGAAGGCACAAAGTGCTAGTGAAGCTGATTCATTTGCACGACTCCTGCAAATTGCGGCCCCTATCTTAGAGATGCAACCACAGTCTATGGATTACTTAGACGGTGATCAAATTGTTAAATACTTAGCGAATATATACGGTGTGAACCACCAGCTTATTAGAGACACTATTGATGTTGAAAAGCAAAGAGAGCAACAAGCTCAGCAAGCTCAACAACAGCAACAAATAGAGCAGCAGAATGTACAAGCTGATACTATGAATAAGTTAGGTGGGGCAATACAAGGAGAGTAGTAGTGAACATTGGGACTAAGAAGGCGCAGGCGATGTCTGCGTATATAGATCTGTTTAAGTCAGATCTAGGGCAAGATGTATTAAAAGATCTAATTAAATCTACGTTTTTTTTGAACACAACTCATGTACCTGGTGATCCTTATAC